CTGGCGGGTCGCCTGAAAGCCGACGACTGGAATGGCCGTCGCGGCGTTCAGTTCGAGATCGAGGACGTCGCCGATCCGCGCATGGTCTGAAAGCGTCAGCCTTGGCCGTGAAACGACGCAGGTCTTTGAAAAAGTCGCATAAATCCGCTTCGTCGAGCTTGCCATAAGCGGAATCGGCGGCTATCTACACGGTCCTCCGCGCAGCGGTCCCTTCGTCTATCGGTTAGGACGTCAGGTTTTCAACCTGAAAAGAGGGGTTCGATTCCCCTAGGGACTGCCAGCGCGGGGATTTCCCCTAAAAACAAGTAGTTACGGCCCGTTTGGAGCGCAGTTTTCTACGGTTTTTTCTACGCTGTTTTTTACGGTCGCGGTGTCGGTTCGAAGCCGCTTAGCTCTCCCTATGCAGAGCCCCGAAAAGCCCCTCGTTCCGAACAAGTGGCGAGCTGTCATCAACCCTTGGCTTCAGGATGACGAGCTAGCCCGCGCCCTGATTCTCCGATCCGCGATTCTTTGGAGCTACAGCCACGTCGAGCAGAAGCTGACGGACATCGTGGTTCGATGCTCCCACGAGGCTGACTATCGCGACGTGTCGGAGAAGCCACCCTTCAGCAGCGCCGCTCGCGTGAAATATCTCCGGAAGGTTCTAGCTATCCCCGGCCCGCTCTTCCGCTTCAGGAAGCTCGGGTTGGCGATCCTCGACCGTTATGACGCGAGCCGGGGCATCCGGAACCGAATGGCTCACGCGGATATGGAGGTCTACAAGGATTGGGGGATCGTGTTCGATGAGATCATCATCGACGGAGGTCAGATTTCTCATCGTCGGTCCCGCTACTGGACCGGGCGGTTGGAGGCTGAAGCCGAGAAGGCGGCGCGCTTCAGCAAGGCCGTTCAGCGCATACATTATGCGATGGTAGGGGACGACCAAATCCCGGACGCTGTGGATCAGGGAAGGCCGGTTCAGGTGCTAATAGACAAATGAGCCGGGTTTGACGCCGCGACCGACTACCCAAAGACCTTTGGCGGATGGCCGGTGAGCGTTCTCTCATACATTCGGTAGAGATCGCCTTCGATTTGAAACTGAGCTTTTGCCAGCTCAGCCGCCGTGAACCGCTCGTTAGGCTCTTGCTCGAAACCGGGCTCCTTCCCTAGAGCGCCGTCTATGTAATCCCACACACGGATCGCCTCGTCGTCTCCCCGCACCGATTGGAGGACGAGCGAGTGAAGGTGCTCTCCTAAATCAGCGGCAACGGCCTCATGCCTTAGGTAGCGGATCGTAGACGCCTGAATCAGTCGCCATTCCAGCTCGCGAACCTCAACGTCTTTCCCGACCATTCCTTGAAGACCGAAAGCTAACCGCTTCCATCGGGTTTCAACGTCTCCCGCTGCTAGGCCGTAGAAGAACGCATTGAGCGCCCCGGCGAAGGTCGCGAGTTTCTCTTCGATTATGCGAGCCCTAGCTTTCAGCATGACAAACACGAGCGCGAGCGCGAGAGCGACGTTGAGGACTATGGAGATCAGGGCGACGCTCATTTGAACAGCTTTCCAAACCAGCCCGCTTTGCGGGGTTTAGGTGATCCCAAGACAGTCCCAGCCGCCTTCGCCAGCGCCCGGTATTCGCTGTCAGGTGACATACGTCCGGAGGCGACTTCGCGAGCGGTGATCCGGTCAAGCTCCTGAGGATCGACGTTCTCGCCATCGAGCATCGATTCCTTCATCAGGAAGAGCCGATACTCGCCTTCTCGCGCGCCTTGGAACCGCTGAAGGAATTCGCCGGTCAGGCTTCCAGTTCTCTCGATTAGGTCCATGACGGCTTTGTGGACGCCTAGGAGAGTGACCCTATCCTGTTCTGCGTCCAACTCGTCCCAAAGCGCCGACATCTCCTTCTGGACAGACAGAGCGTCAAAGGATTGCCCGGACTGAATCCGGGCAATGAGATCAGCCAACTTCTGGTTCATGGTCGCCTCCCGCAAACATCAGCCTATCCGTGTTCCGCGACGCGGGCGAGAGGGGATGCCCTAGGGCGTTAGGCCCGTGTTGAAGACGACGTAGCGGATCAGGCTGTAGCCGCCGTGATTTCGGATCAGAAGCCGCGTCTGGTCGGCCAAGCCTTCGACGCCCTCTAGGCTCTGTTCATCGTTCCCGAAATCGAAGTTGGTCGTGCGCCGGATCAGGTGGCTCGTCTGAAGCCACGTCGTTCCGTTCGCCATTCGAGCCGACAGGCAGAACCGGGGAATGTAGGGGAGGGTCTGACCAAACGGGATGCTGACGGTCGTCCCGGACACAGTGCCGGTCATCAGGACCGACAGGGCGTTTGACGCCCCACTGTCGATGATGAGGTCTTGGGGGTTTGCGCTGAAAACGTCGTAGCCGGGCTTGGACACGCGGAAGGCGTTCGCATCGATCAGGAGCCGTGCGCTCATAGGGCTGTTCCATAGACGATGTAGGAGAAGACCGTCGTCGTCGGGTTTGTTTTGCCGGAGGGGAGCCGGAAGGTCAGGCTGGATGGCGTCCCGGTGATGATCAAGTCGCCAAGGTCGAGAGCCGTTACCCAGCCGTAGTCATTCCGGAAGTAGCGGCGGGCGATATCGCAGAGTGGATTGGCCGTCTGCCCGGCGAGAGGGATGGTCGAGATCGTCTGCCCCGCAGGGATGGAGAGCGTCCCCTTGGCGACGACCTGAAGCATCCCGGCGTCGCTATCGAACATCAGGTCGCCCGGAGGGGCGGTGAACACGTCGTAGCCGGGCTTGGACACCCACAGGCCGTATGCGCCGTTCCTCTCCCCGGCGATGACACGGGCGACCATCACGCGCCTCCGGGAATGCGGAGAACCGCGTATTTCACCTGATAGTCCGTCCGAAAGGCTCCGAAGAGCGAGGGGATGCTCTGTGGGGCCGGGAAGTGGGCTGATGAGGCCGTGGCCTGAACGACCGGCCCGGAACGCTCATAGGTGATGATCGTCCCGTCGAAGTTCTGGCGATATGCCTTCAGCTCTGTGAGCCGCGTCCCTTGTTCGGTCCCATTGTTCGGGAGCGCCCAAGACAGGACGACGGGAACGTAGGGCAGGGACGGGAAGAAGATCGTGCTTCCGAGCGTGGCGACGCCGGAAGCGTGGATGACCGCCGCAGCCCCTAGATCGGAGTTGAAGACGAAATCCTCCGGGTCGGAGATCGCGTCTACGTCCTTCCCTGATTTGCTGATGTAGAGGCCATAGGAGCCGTTAGATCGTCTTCCGAGGACGGTGCGCTTCATGCTGGATGGAATACCTCTTGGGGCATTTGTGAGGGGAAGGGGATGACCACGCCGGGTAGGCCCCTAGGAGCCTCGCTGAACGGCGGCGTGAAAGCGTGGAGGTCAGCGGTCGCAGGAAGCCCGCGCCGGTCCTCTAGGTCGCCCTGAATGAGAAGGGCGACGCGGCCCGATTGGAGGGCCGTGAGCTTGCCTCTCCGGGGATGGTGGAACGTCACCACGTCGCCGTCGATAGTGCCTTCGTAGGATTCGTCCACGAGGTAGCAGAGGAAGTCGATATCGATGAGTTCGGCTTTGATGGTCACGGTTGTTCCCCGAGCTTTGATGATGATGGCGGGTCGCCTTCGGCGTCCCGGAGCGGGCTTGCCTTCGCTGCGCTCCGGCAACCCGCGCTCTGTTCTGATTTGATTTGGTTGGATGGCCTGTCGGAGTGACCGGGGTTCAGGCAATGCTTCACCATTCCGGCGAGCCGCCCTTTCAAAAGCTCCCGGTGTGGTCGGTCTGATTGTTGGTCTGGCGACATGGACTTGCCACGCCGTTGTCCTGCCCCGGCGACGTATCGACTTTGGGGACTTCGCTTATCGAGTGTTCTGGATGATGGGTTTTGTCGTTGTTCTAGGCGGCGAGGTTCATGATTTCCGGGGTCGTCCAGACGCTCACGCGCCGGACGCTCGATAGTTTGCTGGCGTAGCCGCCTATCCAGTTCGCCGAGAAGATCGGCTTCAGAGCGAAGGATGGGTGGTAGTCGGAACGGCTCACGACGGCGCGCGGGGCAAGGTCGCGAGAGGGGCAGGGGACGGCTACGCCGTCAGAGGCGACTACAGCCGCCTTCTCCGGGTTTTCGTCCTTGCCCCAGCGATCCCGAAGGACACCCCGTAGGAGGGCTTCAGATTGCCCGCCAAGGGCAATCGCGCCGTGGACGTGAGGCCAAGGTCGCCCGAACCTGTCGTGGCTCTCATAGAGGCTCGCGAAGAAGGGTGCGGTCGCCGAGGTCAGGTGCTTCACCTGACGCCGGGGAACGCCGAAGACTTCAGACGCGAGTTGCTTCAGCAGCTTCCGCAGATGGGGCTTCAGACTGGCGTCCGGATCGAAATGGCCGGAAGGCGACACGCCAAGAGAAAGTGTGAGCGCCCATCGGGCATCGTGCCGGATACGCCAGTCCTCAAGCTCGCTGATGAGCCGGTCGCGGGACACTTAGTTCGGCCCGCCAGTCGGAATCGGCCCGGCGTGGACGCTGGCGGCGATCAGGGCGTCCGCAACGTCGCTAGCGACGGGCCGAACCATCGCAACGTGATCACCATCGACGTGAAGGCCGACGTGGTGACCACCACGGGTGATCGTGATGCAATGAGGACCGCTCTCGGTTTCGATCTCGCCTTCAAGGCTCAGACCGTCAACGGCGCGGCGCAGACCTTCCGCGAGACCGCGAGCTTCCGCTCGGCTCAACTTCAGCGAAGGGAGGACAGGGTGCCAGAGAAGCACAACGCATCCCGCTTCGTCGTAAGTCGGCTTTACGACGAAGGGGTCCGGCGCAATCTCCCAACCCTTGCCTTCACCTTGTCGGCGTAGCTCATCGCGGAACACCGCATAAACGGTGTCGCTCATCGTCATGCCCCGCAGACCGGCGACACGGCTGACCAGTTTGTGAGTGGGAAGCGGAAGATACACAATCTTTCGCGCACGGTCGGCGATTACAACGCGTTCGTTCATGCCGCGTATTGTATGACAGCAAGACGTAGGGAGCAATGTGTATAAAATCGAACGGTTCACAAGAGTATAAGAGTTCGATTATCGGACGGTGTCCGATTTTCGAACACTATACTTCATAGAGTGCTCTTCCACTGTTGTCCGCGACCTGTTCCAGAACCCTGTATTTTCGCTTCGAGTGCCATTCGACCCGGAACCACCCTTCCTCGCCATCGAACTCCGGATAGGTGCCGGGTCTCAGATAGCCGAGCGCGCCGTGGACCTTCCCGTCGTAGGTCATGACGCAAAAGACGGTGCCGCCGCCGTCCTGTGGAAGGAAGCGAGAACGGCGAAGGTGGACGATGACTTCGTGAGGCATTGGCTTAATGTTCCACGTTTGTTCTTGTTGCGCGACCATTAGCGACGCAGCCTATGAATCGACCCACAAGGATTCGGAGGCGGTGATGGGTAGGCTTGTGAAATGGGGCGGGAACGCGCTTGGGGCGCTCGCTCTAATCGTCATCACGCTGAACGTCGAAGCGGTCGCGACGGCCCTGAAGCTCGACCGGCTACTCCTGACGCCGGGCTTGTTCCAAGCTGCGGTGAGGTTCGTCCAACATCCGGCGACCCTTCTCGTAGCCGTGTTCGTCGTCGGGGTGGTTGTAGGAGTGATTGGCGAGAAGGCCGTTGGCCGGATGAGCGCCGCCAAGCCCGATCCAAATCAGAAGCTGCACGACTTGGGATACCGTATGCGGAATAGCGCAGCCGAACTCTCCCACATCGAACAATGGGACGGGATCGGCGTCCGCGACCATGAGAAGCGCGAAGCCGGGGCCGAGGTGAACAGCATCATGGTGGATGCAACTCGGTTGGGGCTGGATATCCCTAAGCCCGCAGCCGGACTGGTCCCGGTCATCAACTACCTGACCGAGGTGGGTAACTGGCTAAGCCGGGGTGAGCTTGATCTCGCTAAGCAGCGGGCGACCCAGCTCTCAAAGGGGTGACGTATGCCTGAACACACAATGGAGGGCATGACGCTCTTCGACTTCGCGGATGCCGAGAACCAAGTCACCCGGTCGAACCACGGACGGGCTGGCGACTACGCTCACTTCGCGGAAGCGGCGACGGCTATGTTCGCCTCGACCATCACCCACGTCCCGCGTTCCCACTACCTCTTCATGGGGGTCTATTCGATGGTGCGGAAGCACCTCGTCTTGGCGGTCCTGTCCGCGCTTCGCCAGCATAAGGTCCAAGCGGCGCTGAACCTCCGGCAAGCAATCGAAGGGAGCGTGGCGATGTTCTATCTGATCGCCCATCCAGACCCCTTCTCGCCGGAGACGGTGGATGACGACAACAAGTTCGCGAAGAAGCTAAACGACAAGGCGCGGAAGTGGCTTGATGCTACCTACAGCGAACGTTCGGAGAAGCTGAAGTCGTTCAAGGACGACATTAACGAGACGGCCAGCCACTCGAACATTGTGAATAGCTACGCGACGTTCGACTACACGTCGATAGAGCGGGGATTTTCTGAGAATCTGTTCTTTGACCGGGACGATGAAGACATATTGCTCATCTCCCTCTGGAATATAGGCCACATCACCGCGCATATCATCGCGGCGTTCGGTCAGGTGGTCACAGACCACGGCGGGCCAGTCCTCACGCCGGATATCGATGAGCGCATCGCCTATCTGGCGCAGGAGAACGACCGGCTTCTGGCGCAAATCCAGTCGAAGCCGCGCTGGCGAGAAGCATTCGCCAACATCGAAGCCGAGAAGGAGCGGCATTCCGATCCGAAGTAGGGTGATCCGCCCTGCTAACGATCATCAAAGGGAGGTGCCGGTTCAATCTATACAGTGTATCTCATCCAGCAACTAAGTCAACGGTCGCGCAATACCTTTTCACTGTTGCCGAAGATAGTTTGAAGTGGCGGGCGGTGTCTTGAATGCTCGCCTTCTGATCTCTACGCCATTTGACCACAGAAGCCGCGTCAGCGGCCTTGGGGCGACCTAGGCTATCCTTACCCCGGTGCGTCTTCCCTGTGGCCTGTAGCGCCTTCCTAGCGGCATTACGGCCCGCTTCAGTCCGCTCGGCTATGCGGTGACGTTCCATGTCCGCGACTTGGGCGAGGACGGCTAGGATCAGCTCGCCGACGCCGCGACCGATGGGGCCTAGACCTCTTACGTCCACGGTAACGCCAGCATCGATCAGGCGGCGCACGGTGGCCTGAACGTCCAAGGCGTCACGGCCTAGGCGGTCCACGGCATAGACATACACGGTGTCCCCGGATCGAACTTTCGTCAGCAGCTCCGCAAAGCCGGGACGGGAGGCGGCGAGCAAGGCCCCGCTCACCCCCACGTCGCTGAACTCTTGATCGAATGGACCGGGCATGGCGGCGCGCTGCGCTTCGATGCTCTGGTCGCCGGTCGAGACCCGGAAGTAGGCTATGCGGTGCATGGCTGGCTCAAAAGATAGGGTGTCTATACCCCTAGCTCATAACCCCGGCTCATAACCGCGTCAACGTATGTTTTGCGCTATAGCGCAGAACTTACACCTTTTGCACCATCACTGATCGAAGACCTGCGCGGGAAGAGCGATTGGGATTTCGAACTTGATCCGCGAAACGGTGCTGCCGGTCTCCGACTCTTTCCCGTCAGCTCCGATGCTAATGCCCGCCACCTTGATGCCGCCGTTCAAGCCCTTGGCCTGTTCATTCGAAGCCGTGACCGCGACATCAAACTCGACCTTTTGAGTCTTGAAGATTTGGTCCTTGGTGACCGGGTTAACAGCGCCAAGGCCCCCTTCGTTGTGAACCTCCGTCGCGGCGTCCTGAATGCCCCCTAGAATGTCGAGAATGCTCGACTTGATGAACTCACGCAGTTCCACAGCGCCCTCCGGTCTAGTTGCTCGCTGTATATGTGGCGTTGATGGCGTCGGCGAAAGGATCGCCGCCCTTCGATCCGCCCTTCGTCACGTCCCGACTCTTCTGCGCCATGCCAAGCTTGATGAGGACGCCGCCTCGAGCTTGAGCGTTCCGGCGATAGTTCTCTTCATCGATCCCTTGCCCGGCGATCAGGCGGGCCGAGTCCCGGTCGCAGAGATAGGCGAGGGTCGCCGCTTGACGAAGCAGGATCGCATCTGAGGCCCGAGGCTCCCGCGCGAGCTGGTCTGTCAGCTCGCCAGCGACACGTTTGAAGAAGCGGGCGGGCTGGCTGCGACCATCAGCTTTCTCGCCGTTGATTTCGAGGGTGAAGAGGGCGGTGATATCGCGCTGATCGTCTTGTGACTGAAACGAGTTCATCTGGTCGCCCTCCTTTCCGGGCGGGCCTCTGCGGGCGTGTAGATTTGACAGGGAGGGGAGAGCGGGGCGCTTCTGTATGCCTGATCTCTTCTGGACCGGCTCACGCCCCTCTCAGTCTCCCTATTGGTTGGCGGCGACGATCACCCGACACCGGCAGTTCACTTCCAACGGCGGGTAGAGGACCGGGCCTAGGGGCGTCTGGAATGGCTCTCCTACGTCCACTCCCGAGGCGTTCATTCCGGGGACTGCGGAGTGGCTATGCCTGACCCTCTCATCCCCTACCGTTCGCCAGAACCTTTTCGCCTCGCGGGGAAGGCTCCGGTTCGCTTTGCCCTGTCTGAAGGCGAGGTATTCTCCGGCGTGAATGGTCCGGGCGGCTTCCTGATGAGCGATGACTTTTTGGCGGTAGTCCGTCAGAGCGCGCGCGTGGCGATCGAGAAGACGGGCAACTTCCTTTTCCGTTAGCTCCCCCGCGAGAGCTTTGGTTAGGACCGACCTTTGAGCTGCGTTGAGCGAACCGTTTCCGAGGTCGCGCATCGAGCGTCGGACGTGCGGCGGGATGGTGACACCGTTCTTCGTTCTGATGGCTTCGGGGTGGTTCAGGGCGGCGTTCAGGCTGCGATAGAAGTAGGCCGCGGATTTTGCCTGTGCGGGCGACAAGCCGATGTTCTGGCGGACGGCGAGGGCGATATCCCGAGGACTCATACCGGCCCGCGACAGGACGCGAATGGTCTTTAGGGCGGCGTCGCGACCTCTCCGGGCAAGGGCTGTGATGATGTTGCGGTGTAGCTCTTCCCTAAGCCGGGGAAGGTGCGAGCTGGTGTCCACGCGGCTTCGGTAGCGACTGGCGAACGCCTTCATGGCTAGAACCATGCCGCCTAGCAGGACGTAGAAGAGGCCCGCCCCTCGTTCGTGGTCGAGAACAGAGAGAAGCCCTTCGTCCATGTGGAGGGCTTCCGCGATGGCGCGGTCGTCGCCGGTGGCAATGGCTGCGGCCAAGGCGTCGATATCGATCCCGGCCGCCGTGGCTTCGTAGGCGCGGACAAGCGCAGCCCTGATCTCTTGTTCGAGGTCAGCGGCGCGTTCGTCGAAGTCGTCATGGATCTCCATTACGGGCGAACCGGCGACCAGGTTGTCGCTCCCTCGACCAATCCGGCGATTGCGCTACGGACGTGCTTGGGAAGGCTGTCCCGAATATTGGGCCGGAAGACGCCGCTGCTTTCCCCTACGCGATAGCTCCGGAAAAGGTCGGGGGTGATGCTCTGCCCTTCGTTCTCGCGAAGGTGCGCGGCAAGCAAAGCCGTCGCTTTCTCGACTGCATCCGGGATGCCGGCGATTAGACGGCCTTGGAGGTCGTAGAGACGGCGAGGGAAGGCGAGGGGCTGGTTGACCGCTACCGGTCTCCCTTTCCACGCGAGGGCGTCTAGGGCGGCGGTGGCGTCGCGAAGAGCGTTCTTGTCGTCCTCGCGCTGCGGAAGGTGTTCCGGGTCATCTGTGGCGAGCTGGCGGTCGCGGGACGCGCGTTCAGTCCACGTCTTTCCGGCTAGGGTCTGCGACAGGATTTCGTCAGCGCGTTCCAGCGTGACGTAGCTTTCTTCCGGCGACAGGTCGTCGGCGTAGTAGTCGGCCATTGTTCGGGTTCCGGGCGGGTGGGGCGAGCCACCGGGTCGGAAAGGTCCCCAATGGCTCGCCGTCCGCGTGACGGAAGCCCCCTGTTTTCCATGACCGGGGCGTCCGTCTCGTTTCGAAAGGCCCGCCCGGCCTTTGCTGAGTTCGAGCGGGCCTCTCGCGTCTCCGGTCACTTGAAGCGGGATACCGGAGACGATCTCATTAGGTGTTGGTCAGGCCCTTCAGGCGAGCGGCGCAGCGACCGTTCTTCAGAACGATGGCGCTGAACCACTCGATACGGGTCCGAAGGGCGGGCTTCTCATCGATCTCGCCGAGATCGCGGACGCTCACCGGGGCGGTTTGGATGCCGTGCAGGGCGTCCGGGCCGAAGCGGATCGCATAGGCGGAACAGGTGTCATTGTTCGTGCCTTGGGTTTCCTCATCGGACAGAACCTGATTGCCCGCCGTGTCCTCTTCCAGCGCCAGCAGCGGGACGCCGTTGTGCGCGAGGACGGCCTTGCCGAACTCCGGAACCATGATGTGTTCCGGCGTGATGCCGCCCGTGGTTCGCAGCAGCGAGCGATAAGCCCGGATGGTCCCTTTCCGCATGAAGATCGCGGACGGGGTGCCTTGGACCGCATCCACCAGTTCATCCAGCATGGCGAAGGTCAGAGCACCGCCGTTCGCGCCAGCCGAAACGATCTGATCGCCAACAAGGCGACGCTCCAGACCGTCGAACTCCTTCGGGTTGGTGGTGGCGTTCCCGCCGAAGAAGGTGCGGGTCCACTTCTGCGCCAGCGCCTTCGACTTCAGGGTGTCGTAGATCGCTCGCGTGGCGTTGTCGCCGGTCTGCATGGCGATGGCGGCGGTGTCGTAGTCCGAGTCCCCGCCCAGCATGGTCAGGACTTCGGTATGCGGGGAAACGACGCCCGTGCTTTCCGAATACGCCTCGTTCCACGTCCGGAACTCGACGCCGGGGAGGCTTTCTTCGCGGTTATAGGCGTAAGCCGAACCGGCGATACTCTGGAAAGGGCAGAGGGCGAGGATGGGCGAGGTTTGGGCGAAAACCTCGACAACGCCGGATTGGAGAGGGGTGGGGTTAAGCTTGGACCATTCGACTTGCGTCAGCATTTAGGGTCACGGGAAATCCTTTCTGCGAACCTTGGGTCCGCCGTTGTTTGGTCAGTCAGAGAGCGGCAATCAGGCCGCGTAGCCCCGCGCGATACGGACGTGGGGAGGCAGAGACGAGAAGTCTTCAGCCGGGGTTTCGAGCGACGGTTTCGCGGTGTCGGTCACCGGGACGACCGGGCGCTTAGACGCAGCCAGAGCGGTCGTGATCTTGTGGAACACCTTGTCGATATCGGAGGCGTCAGCGGGCGCGTTGCTCCGCTGATCCTCCGGGATGAGGGTGTCGAGTTGAGCGAGGAGATCAGCGTAGTCGAACGATTGCCGGAAGGCTTTTGACTCTTCCGCTAGCGCGGCCAAGTCCACGTTGATGCGGGCAATCTCAGCAGCGAAATCGGGTTCGCCGTCGAGCTGTTCAGGAAGCGGGGTGTCGGTCGCATCGGTCATGGGGATGAGTCCTTTCAGAGCGTTAGCAGCAGCTCTTGTGTTTCGGCCTTACGGCGCAGCAGTTCACGGTATGCGTCCTCGCGAGAGGCGAAGCCGTCCGGGTTCAGGGCGAGGATCGCGTCAACCGGCGAGGACACGCCCAGCTCGGCTTTGACCTTCAGGTTTTCCAGAAGCTCGGCTTCAGTGAGGTTGTCCTGAAGCTCCCCGAAATCGACGCGGACGGTCGCACCTTCAGGGATGGTGCCGGGGGTGTGGGTGTTCACCACACGCTTGATGACTTCGAAGAGCCGGACTTCGTATTGCCGCCAGAGCGCAATGTCGTCTTGGCGAGCCTCCCGGAGATCGAGGCGTTCGACGGATTTCGCGCTTCCGGATTCCGCTCGTTTCGACAGGTCGAAAACATCCGCCCCCACGTCGTTCGACGCGGCGGTCTGGCGCATCAGAAACTCAAGAGCCGCGAGGATATCCGCGATGGGCGCATTGGGCGCGGCGTAGCTGAACTCGCCGTCCGGAGGCAGGAGAATCACCTTGTCCGGGCCGGTCGCGATAGGGTCGCCGACAGGCAGGCCCTTAGCGACTGCCTGACCGTGGGCCTGAAGCTCAATCGAGCGGAAGAGGTTCACGAGACCGACGTTCAACGCCTTCTGCGAACCGATCAGGTCATCGCCGCCCGGAAGGAAGAAGGCGCTGTCCGGAAGACGGTCGAAGAGCGGAACAAAGGGCAGGATGCCATAGGGGTTCACGCCTCCGGCGTTGCCGGGGACGGTGATCGGTCGGCCTTGAGCGTCCCGACGACGGAAGCCGGTCGCGGTCCAATCGCTGTAGGTGGTGCGGTTCGTGTCCGGCGAGCTGTGAGTGACGATCAGCCGGGAAGGGTGTTCCGGGTCGTCATATACGGCGTCCAGAATGTGCGGGGTCAGAACCGAAAGGGAAAGGCCATGGTCGCCGTGGCGGACCTGTAGAGCCGTCGTCTTCAGCAGCTTCGTCAGCTTCGACGCTCGCTTCATCACGGCGTCCACGTTGGCAACTTGATAGAGCGCGTTGCCCGCCTCCTGATCCCAGCCTTCGAAGGTGCGAACGGGCGGGATGCGGTAGGCCGTAGCTCGCCGGGAAACGACCTTGCGGACCATGTTGACGGTGAAGACGCGGAAGCTCTCTGAAGAAGCAAACCGCTTCCGGATCAGAGCGAGCGTGGTGTCGTCTTGCTGGTCGTCAAAGAAGTTGAGAGCTTCACGTGCGCGATCCTTCCTCGCTTGCGAGGATTTTACTAGATCAATGAACTCTCTCTTCTCCTTGTCCAACCAAATAATGAAGTCCTTATTCTACCACGAAAACGCTATACAACAACAGAAAAAACTATCTTGCTATAGTATGGCTACCCACATTCTTGAGCTTTTCGCGGGCGAATACCTCGAAGGGTAGGTTGTTAGACGGGGTCCGGCCCGCATACTGGTCGAAGAGTTCGTAAGCGCGACGCATGGATCGGCAAGAGCGGGCGCAGAGTGGGACGACGGTTCCGCCGTTGAGGGCGCAGATGCGTCGCGAAGCCCCCGTGTCGGTGCATCGAATGCCCGCGATCTCATAGGGGTTCAGGGTCACGTCGCGTTGAGCGTGAATGGCCCACGCCAGCGAATACACGGCGTCGTCGTGCTTCCCTCGCGCGTGGCCGAACTTCGGGAGGGCTTCGTTTCCGACCGTCTCCTTGCCGTCTTCCGTGATCTCGAACGTCTTCAGCTCTTCAATCAGCCGGGTGAAGCGAGGATCGATATGGAGGCGACCTTCCGAGGCGGCGGTCGCGAGCGTGGTGAAGGCTTGATACTGCGCCTTCCGGGAGGGCGTAATCAGCTCCGTCCCGTCCGCGAAGGGCTCTAGCTGCGCCCAATCGAAGACGTCCTGCGCCCCGTAGGTTTCGAGGCCAAGGCGGCTCATTCCCCACTCGCGATGATAGCGTTTGAAGTTGGACTTGATTCCGCCAAGCCGGGAGAACAGCACCACGTCGCTGTCGAGAACGTAGTAGTGTTCTTCGTCGTCCACGGTCGTCTTCACGACACAGGTCGTCACCGTGGCGTCGCCATGCTTCGAACCGCCGAACGCTCGGTCCAGTCCGGCGCTCACGACATAGCTTGCACCCGCTGACAGGGCCTTCGGATCGGGGAGGTAGGTTTCAGTCGCGCATTGCTCCAGCGTCTCTTCGTCCAGCAAGAGGTTCGAAGCGTCGCCCCAGCGGTTCAGGTGATAGAGGCCGAAAGTCCGGGGCAGCATCCGGCGCGAAGCCGCGCGAAGGCGCACCGGGTCAATCCACGGCGGGCTATTGGCGCAAGCGTCTTCTAGGTCCGCGTATTGGACATGACTGAAGAAGAGGGACGGGTCATCGCCTTGCTGATGCGACTGATAGAGCGCGTAGAGCGGCGACGACATGGGGCCGACCGTGGAGTCGATCAGCAGGACGGACCCGGCGCTATCGATCAGGGAGCCGGTGAGCGCAGTCAGAACGTCGTCGCCCTTGGCGGCGTGAAGCTCGCTGATCTGCGCCGCTGTCAGCTTCTTCCCCCATAGGGCCGAAGGGTTGGCGCTGAAGGCTTGGATGACGGATGACATGGCGGGGAAGCGGATTGCGTCCATGCCGACTTCGATGCTTCCCGAGCCGGTCAGCCGCTTCAGGAAGGCGGTGTTCTCGAAGGCGTCCCGGAGCATCCGAAAGGCCGTGTCCACAACCTGTTTTTCGGAGTTGGCGACGATGGCGATGTTTTCGGTTCGCCGGGTCAGGAAGCGCCAGAGGATAATCATGACGCTGGTCGCGGTCTTCCCGTGGCGACGCGGCCAAGAGAAAACGAGGGTCGAATAGTCCCCGTCCAGTGCGCGTTCGATCTCAGCTCGTTCGCGCGGACCCGGAACGAATGGAATGAAGCCGCCATGCGACGACCGGACGACGGGTTTCACGTCATCCAGAAACTTGAAGAAGCCTTTACTGGCTTCTTTCCAACTAGCCACCAACTCCGCTGAAGTCATCGTGGCTATTGTAACATATCATGGCCTAGCAAACAGCCACGAAATGTCAGCACCGCCGAAATCTATACGTTCGACGTGGCGCATATAGTCTTCAGCCCGAAGGTCGCGAGCTTCTTCTCCGTGCGGGAGGCTCTTCGTATAGATGCGACGACTTCCGGCGATGGTTCGGCCCGTGAGGCGGAACATGACCTCTTCTGGTATGTCGCGCCCCGTCATCGCGTCTTCAAACGTGTGGCGGAATGAGTGAAGGGAGGTTCCCGCGTCCTCGCCAAGTCCGACCTTCTTCAGAAGCGTTCGGTTGAACTGGCGGAATATAGGCGTCGCGGTGACTGACGTTTCAGATATCTCGCCGGACTTGTCGCGGGCTTCTGTCACCACGCGAGGGAAGAGGTAGGGCGTGTCTTCCGAGAGCGACGCCACGTAATCGGCGAAACCCATCTTCAGCGCCCAAGGGTGCAACGGAATGACCCGCTCAGACTCCCGGTTCTTCAGGCGGCGCAGAGCCGAATATCGGAAGACGATGCGAACCGCGCCGTCCGCGATTTTCACGTCTGACTTTTCGAGGCCCGCGACCTCGCTTGCCCGCGCTCCGGTGAGGAACAGCAATGCCGGAATCCAGAACCGCTCATCCCGGATCATGACGTTGCCGGGCTGATAGACGCCCCGGTCGGTGTCAGCAGCGCAGCCCGCGAAGATCGGCTGACGGAAGATCGTTTCGATTTCGACGCGAGTGAAAGGACGGCGCTCGGTCTTGGCGTTCGCCTCCGAGGGTTTCACGCCTTCGATCCCGAGCGCCGGGTTCATGCGGACATGACCCTTCTTGAAGGCGTGGCCTAGCAGCGTCTTGATGTTCTGGACGTGCTTGTCGATAGTCGTCGCGCCTAGTCGAGGAAGGTTCAGCGTCCCCGCGCGCTGCATCGCCACGAGTTCAGTCTTAGGCTTGTCCGCCAGCTCGCCTGTGACCCTCCGGCCATCCGGAAGGTGCTTCAGCGCCTCTTGGAAGTCGCCGACTTGGGCGCGCGTAGTGAGATAGACGGCGGGATCGCCGACAAGCGCCGTGAAGAGGTCTATCGATTGGCGCTTGTTCTTCAGCGCCGTTTTCCCGAGTTCGCCCAGCGACGCGGGGCAATAGACCTCTTCGAAATAGCGGGACACCGGAAGCGTTGCCCGGTCGTCTAGCGCGCGGTTCCCGTCAGCCGACTCGTCGGCCTTGGCTTTGAGGGCAGGGTAGCGGGGAGGCGTGATAGTTCGGCCTTCCGCCGCCTCTGCGCCAGCGCGCCAAGAGTCCTTCAGGACTTCGGCGCACTCTCGCATGACCTGTCGATAGGCCCGCGACCCCTTCAGCTCGCGCGGCAGGTCGTCCGGGTCCAAGCCGAGCTGTTCTGCGTAGAACCAATCCGCCGCCCATCCGACCGTCGCGGCCAGCTCTTCCGGATCGTCGCTGTCCAGTCGCTGACGCCAAGTCGGCGAGAGGTAGTGATTCGTGCCCTCTGTGAACAAGACGCGATCCGACCCTTCGCGGATGGCCTCTGACTGTGTGGCATGAAGCTTTTGTGCGAATGCCTCGAAAGCCTTCGACGCGGTTCCGCGCCGGATCAGGTCAAACCCGGCGTTGAAGCTGGCGACCATTTCCGCGTGACGCCGGTTGGCTTCGTCAGCGTCGTCCGTCTTCAGTGACCGCGTGACGCTAGTCCGCCTATAGGCAAACTGAACGTCAGCGGGGATGGCGATCTTGGCCTGAAGCTTGCCGTCTGGACGGGCGTAAACGCCGGGGTTCAGCTTCCTAGATTTGCGGCTCGCTCGGAGTGCCATTTTCTACGGTTTTTTCTACGATTTTCCCTACGCGGTTCCGCTAAGTGGCCGTGTTCATTAGAAAACACAATAGCTTCAGAGCGTTGCCTTAAGGGTTCAGAAGCTCCCCTAGGGACTGCCACGCGGACTTTTATCTCCCCCAACAATTCAAGCTGTTTCGACGCCGCTATTTTGCGCGTCATCGGCCTTGTTTCGCGTTCGCGAAACCGCGCCGGCCGGTCGACGGGCCGTTTTTTTGAAAAAGCGTGCGAAGCCCTATTGCATCGCCGAAAAGGGACGGCTATCAGGCCGCTCCTCCGCGCAGCGGTCCCTTCGTCTATCGGTTAGGACGTCAGGTTTTCAACCTGAAAAGAGGGGTTCGATTCCCCTAGGGACTGCCACGCGGAGTTTCATCTCCCCGACATCGTCAAAATCCCTCAGCGCGCCTTTGCAACGCGCAGTTGCGCGCCGCCTTGCGTTCTTGACAATAATGTGGCGTAAAATGGGCGGCGAGATTGCCAATCTTGGCGTACCCGTGTTATGGTGACTGTCCCGGTGTGTTCGGGCGGGGGTGTTATGTGATGAGTTTCGAAGACAGCGATACGCTTGAGACCGTTAAGGTCGCGGGTACGGTCAAATGGTTCGACGCGGGCAAGGGATACGGCTTCATCGTTCCCGACGATCCTGCTCTGACTGAATCTCGCGATGTCCTGCTTCATGTCACCAGCCTGCGCCAGGCCGGTCACGAACTGGCGGGCGAGGGCGCGGCCATCACCTGCGAATGCGCCAAGCGGACCAAGGGCTGGCAGGTTGTGACGGTCATCGATCTGGATGCGGCCGTGGCGGCGCCTGTGACGCGCCGGGAAAGCATCCGACCCTCGTCCATTGGTCAGGCTTTCTCTGCTGACACGCCGCTGGAAGCGGCGGTGGTCAAATGGTTCAATCGCACCAAGGGCTATGGATTCGTGGTGCGTGACGGCCAGGACGGCGATATCTTCGTTCACGTCGAGACGCTGCGACGCTGCGGCCTGGACGACCTGCTGCCGGGCGATCCGGTCAACGTGCGTTTCGCCGAAGGTCCCAAGGGCCTCGTGGTGGCTGATATCAGACCGGGCGGCTGA